GAGCGTTGTATCGCAACGTTTGCTCAATCATTCCTTGCAGTATTTGTGGTGGGAGATGTTAATACTCTCAAGACTGCTGCTATGGCAGGTGCAACAGCGCTGCTAAGTGTTGTCAAGTCAGGTGTTTCGTCACGTTTCGGTGACGGTTCAGCATCTTCTATTGACTAATAGTTGCATATATACACACCTGTCTGTATAATATTCATTAGGCCGTTGTGCGCTCCTTATGGGCCGACGTGAGCCTCATCTATTTAGATCGCCCACGCTCTAAATAAGTAAAACAAAGTGGTAGACGGACCGAATTGTGACGGTTTGGATCATCCGTATTAGTCATCTATCCGTAGAGTCACCTCCGACTTTGCGAGTGTCGTCAAAGGAGAGACATCATGGAAACCGAGAATCAGGAAAACACCAACATCAAGGATCTGCGTGAAGCAGCAGAACGGGGCCGTAAAGCCTCATCTGAACTTGATACTATGAAACGCGAAATGGCGTTTCTTAAAGCAGGTGTTGATTTGGAGAAGAAGGCTGGTCAACTATTAATGAAAGCCTACGATGGGGATCTGGAACCAGAACTCATTAGGGCTGAGGCTGAGGAATTAGGTGCCATCACTGGTGCTGCTCCTACTCCGGTTGAAGAAGGTCAAGAGATTGATACTTCTACTGCTGAGAGACAGGCTCTTGTTCAAGATAGTGTGGCCCCTGAAGCAACAACTGAGAGTCCTTATGACAGAGGGCATAGAGAATTTCAAGACATGATCAGTAATGGTAGTCCTAAAGAGGATGCCGCTGCTAGATTTGTTTCTACAGTTCTTGAAGCCGCCGGTCAAGGGGATGACAGGGTTATCAACAGGTAATGGCGTTATACGAATATCGGTGTTCTGACTGCTTTCATGGATTTGAAACACGTCAGAGTATGCGAGATGAGGCACATACAGATTGTCCTGAATGTAACGAACCTACGTTACGCAGGGTTATGTTTGGCAATGTGACTCCATCTTCTACACCTACTCGTATGAATTCGGTACCTCCTCGTAGGCAAGAGCCTTCGTGGGAAAAAGGTAAAGCCGGAGAGTACAGATCTGATGGTAGTTTTGCTCCATATCTTAGACCTGATGATGGGACAACTATGGGTGTCAAAGAGTTTGCCGACAATCGTGGTAAGTATGAGAAGAAATTACGGGAAGTTCGGGCTGGTAAGTTCTAGCCCAGATCATTTATCCATTTAGTTTCACTTTAAAGGAGTGTTAAACCATGTCTTATGCAGGCAAGGTGACAACCTACGACCTTACCGTTGGTGAGAAAATTGATATTGATGAGTTAATTTACCTCATCTCTCCAGTTGACTCGCCAATGATTAATGGTATCGCTTCTGACGGTAAGCAAATTCTTGCTTCGTCTGGTTGCACCGAAACAACTTTCAAGTGGATGGACGAGGAGATTCTTCTCCCTCGTGCAGCCGCTTCCGCAGCAAATACGGCTACAGATACAAGCATGACAGCAATTACTGTCACCGCTGCTGACTCGTACAAATTCCAAGTCGGTGACCTTGTTACCGTCATGGATGAAGGCGCAGCACAGCACGCAGCAGTTCTTAGAGTAACTGCTATTAACAACTCAACCGGCGACCTTACCGTTGCTGGCTGGGCAAACCATGGTGCGCAAACTGCTATCGCAGTTGGCGACATTGTAACTTGCCTTGGTACTGCTTTAGCAGAAGGTTCCGATCCCGGAACTGCACGTTCAAAAGACCGAGTAATGCGTTCAAACTACACGCAAATCTTCGGTCCTACTCCAGTAGAGATGTCACGTACTGAACAACAGATCAGTCGTTACGGTGTACCGGATGAATTTGCTAAGCAACTATTCAATCGTTCCATTGAGAACGTAATCACACGTGAACAGGCTTACCTTTACGGTCAACCTGTAAACGACACAACCAACAAGATGCGTTCAACAGGCGGTCTTTCATACTGGCTATCAAGCAACGTTTCAACAGCAACTTCGTTGACTACTGCAAACATTGATACCGAATTGCAAGCCTGCTACAACGCTGGCGGCATACCAGATCTTCTGATTGCTAACCCAGCATCGTTGGGCGATCTTAATGACACCGCTAACACCGCTACGGTGCGCCACGTCATTGACGATCCTCGTCGTGGACGTGTACCAACAATGTCAATCTTCTCCGAATTCGGACAAGTAGATGTTGTACGTAACCGTTGGGTTAACGCTGAAACTGCTTTCCTCGTTAAGAAAGAAAACATTTCACGTCGTGTCATGCAACCACTGGTTGTTGAAGCACTAGCAAAAACTGGCGATGCTGACAAAGTTCAGATGGTCTGTGAAGAAGGGTTACAAGTTAAAGGACAAGCACACATGGCTTTCTTTAAACAACTAACTACTTACACAGGTGCTGCTTAATAACTGCTAGTAACAGTAACTACTGAGAGATGGGGGAGAGTCAGCGATGGCTCTCCCCAATCTTGGTTTAGTCTGCTACTATCTAATCGGAGGTTATTATGCCAACTGTTGCCGATGCTATTACTCGTACTAAAAGACTTTTAAATAGTAATACTCGTACCGAACTTGACGCTGTACATACAGAGATAAACTCGTCTGCTACTACTGTTCGTTTGAAATATCAGACTGATGGTATACGTGCAGGTTCTTATCTTTCTTTAGGTGGGTCAGCATCTGTTGCCCCTGAGACTGTGTATGTTCATAGCCGTAACGGTGAGTATGCGACAATACAAAGAGGTGTTGATGGCAGTACTGCTGTGACTTGGGCTGCTAACACTCCGATAGAGGTGGAGCCACGCTTCACTGAGTTTCAAATTTATGAAGCAATTAAAGATTCTATTAGGGCTATGCCCAATAACCTTTACGCTGTTTCTTCTGCTGAAACTTCTATAACTACAACAGCGACTGCTGTTAACTTTGATGTTTCATCTACTGGTTTCTTTCATGTGTTGCAAGCAACTCGTAGTCCTAAATCTAAGAAAACACGTTGGGTTAAAGCCAATGTGAAAATATATCGTGACATGAACACGACAGACTTTGCTTCTGGTTGGATGCTTGCTATGCAAGAGGAACTAGAGAAAGACGTTACTGTTCGTGTGACTTACGCCCATCCGTTTATTACTTCTACTCTGAATCTGAATACGGATCTGGTGAGTACGGTAAAGATGGAAGCAGAGATGCAAGATATTCCGTCATTAGGTGCGGCAGCAATTCTGATGCTCGGTGAAGAATCCAATCGTCTAGACTTGCACGCAATGGGTGATTCGAGGGGTGACTCAGCATTGACAGCAGGAGATCGCGCTCGGCATTCCATGCTTCTTCAAGCCCAGTATGATCGTCGGGTAAGTCAGGAGGCTCGGAGGTTGATGTCTCTTTACGGAGTTCGCGCTGACGGCGCAACCAGCGCTGTCTTCCCAACGACGATACGTTAGTCATGGCTTCTCCTCTCCATCAGAGTGTTCGTGATTCTTTACCTGTACGGCTCGGTGATAGACGTTATAACATAGATCCTCAACGACTTCAACGGGCTACTGTTGATCCTATCAGGCAGGGGTTTGATACGCAGGGTACTCCGGGTGAGCAGTCGTTGAATCAGGCTGGTGTGTGGAAGCGTTCTCGTACTGATTGGTCTTTGGGTGCTGGTCAGTTGAATGCTGATTTGAATACTTCTTCTGATCGTAGGTTTTATGCTTCTCAGGGTGTGGATGTTTGGACTGAGGGTGAGGTTAAGTTACTTCCTAAAGTAAGTACATGTAATGCTGCTTCTGGTGCTACGAATCAGTTTTTGGCTACTGCTGTTGTTAGTGGAACTACTTATTATTATTGGGTAGCGAATAACGACGTTTACTATTCAACTAATTTGACTGGTAGTTGGACTGAAATAAATGAACCTGCTGGTGCTGGCTCTGTTAGTGCTATCGCCAGTGATGGGTTAAATATTTATGTTGCTTCGGCTGCTGGCAGCGGTGAGGTTCAAAGGATTCAAGGAGCAAATGTTCCTACTAGCACAGCCAATACGGATTACTGGACTATAGATGATGTTGATGGTTTGTGGGTAGCGAACGGTTACTTGCTTGCTTCGGTAGGCAGCAGGTTAACATGGCTTGCTACTGGTAGCGCTCCGGCTGCTTCACGAGATATTTTAAATGACTCTACTCAAGTAAGTGCATGGCAATCTGTTATCGGCACACCTGTAGGGATCTTTGCTGCTGGAACTCAAGGAGATAAATCACGTATCTATTACGTAGGTATCAACGAGTCAGGTGCGAAGTTGAATCCTCCTGTTATTGCAGCCGAGTTGCCTGACGGAGAAACAGCCAACGTTATATCCTATTACGGAAGTCTTGTATGTATAGGAACGACACGAGGTATACGTCTTGCAACTATTAACGGACAAGGCTACCTATCTTATGGACCTGTTATAGAGATAAGCGGTGGCGTTAGTTACCTTGAAGCCCAGGGCGAATTCATTTGGTTTAACTGGGACAACTATGACTCACCTTTTGATACTACTACTCGTAGTGGTTTAGGTCGGTTAAGTCTTAAAGAGTTCACTGGCACGATTGTTCCTGCATATGCGACAGACATTATGGTTACCGGAACTACAGCAGCAGTTCAAGGTATTGTTACTACTGCTGACAATCGGCGCATGTTTTCTATTAGCGGTGTTGGTGTTCGTTTAGAGAATGCTTCTACTGGGGAACGAGAAGAAAACGGGTACATAGATGAAGGACGATTCACATGGGGTATAACAGATTTAAAGGCTCTTGTCTCTTCTGACGTTCGTACTTCTAAACTAGTCGCTGGAGACAACGTATCATTGAGTACGTTAAGTGATGATTATGCTTATGGTGGTACTGGTACGTCTACTTCGTTGGCTACTTCTGCTACTGCTGACGCTGTTACTG